ACATCTAATAACAAACTTATTCAATTTAAAAAATATAAACATAAATTATTATATTTAATAAATAAGTTTAAAGATTTAGAATTAAAATATGAAATTGATCAAGATTTAATTAATATAAATAATTATGAAAGAACATTAATTGGTAATAAATCGGAATATAATGTAAAAAATTTATTAAAAGAATATATTAAAGAGTTAAATAATATTAATAGTAATATCAATATAAAGTATATTTATTATGAAAATGTTGATATATTTAAATTATTTAATGTAAAATTAAATAATAATAAAAATTGTAAAGGAGAAATAGATGGACTTATATTAAGGAAAGAAAATAATGATTATATAATTGAATATATTATTGAAGTTAAAAGTTCAATAAAAGCTACATATGAAGATATAAATAAAATAATGGGATTAAAGCAATTTTTTATAAATTATGAATTTAATCAAAATAAGAAAATTAATGAGGAAATAGTATTAAATGAAAAAAGTTTTGAAAAAATAATTAATAATAAAATACATGAATGGTTGATATATATATGTAATGATAATAAAAATAAAATAGATAAAACACATTTTTATTTTTCGTATGTATTAAAAATTATTGATTACGATTTTATTATTGATTATTATGTAAATAAATGTGAAAATAGTATTATAAAAAAACATAAACAAATATTAGATAATCAAGATTATATTGATCAAATATATGAAATATGGAAAAAACAAGTTAATTTAATTAAAGAACAATCATGTATATTTATTATTCAATAATATAAATTGATAAAAATTGATTTTTTATTTAAGATTAAATTTATAATATTTTTTATATAATGTCTGTAGAAATAGAAAATGATGAAAATATGGAATATCAAGAAATTGAAAAATATATAAATAGTATAAATAAAGAAGATAAATATAGTATGATGATTATTGCTCAATTATCATCAAATTATTATGATTTTGCTAAAAAAAAAATTTTAGATTTTTTTAATAATGAAAAAAAATTAACAACAATTGGATATTCATCTAATAATATGCGCTCTCATCATTTATACAAAGCAAATGATGGAACATATTATGAAATTCATCATAGTTATGGAAGGTATAGTACATGTATTTATTTAACACCAAGTATGATTTCGATGTATTTTGATGAAGATGAAGAAGTGCCTACATTTAATCAACCATTAGAAGTAGAAAAACAAATTGATGATTTTTATGAATCTATTAATGAATTTAATTCATACTATAAAGAAATGAATATTTAAAATAAAAATAATATAATAAATATATTATGTTAAAATAATGATAAATATTCCTGAATTATTAAATAAAGTATTAAATAATGAAAACTTAATTATAAAATATACAAATGGAGGTGCATATAGTTTAGGATATACGTTAATATTAAATGGAAAAAAAATATTTTTAAAAATTATTCCTATTTTTAATAGTAATAATAAAGATGATGATTGTTTATATATAAATTTAAATAAAAAAATATATAATGTACCAGAAAGTTTTTTTTATAATGAAATAAAAACACAAAAATATGTTTATAAAAATTTAAAGATATGTCCGTGTATATATGATACTTATATATTAGATTATGAAAAAAACATAAATAAAGATGAAGATGATATTATATATTTTATAAATAAATTAGCACTTAAAGATGAAAAAAAGAATATAAATTATAAAATTTTATTGAACAATTTAAAAACCTATCAATTTAATAAATTAGGACTTATATTTATGTCATATATGGAATATACAAATGGAAATATTTATTTTAATTCATATTTAACATATAATAGTATTTTTGGAAAATATTTTTTAGTAAAAGATTTACAAAATGAAATTAATGAAATTAATGAAAATAAAATAAATACTGTATATTTATTTATTATAATACAAATTATACATAACATTATATTATTATTTAAGAATGGAATTATGCATAGAGATTTACATTTAGGAAATATAATGATTGATAGAAATGAAATAATAACAAAACAAGCATATTTAGAAAATGGAAAAATAGATTATAGATATGTTGGAAAGGTATATATTATAGATTATGGAAATTCAGTTAATGAAAATAAAATAAATAAATATAAAATGAAATATATTAAGGAAAAAAAGGAAAAGAATAATAATTTTAGTGATTTTAATGTCGAAGAAAACAAACACATTATTGAATTAATTGGTAAAAAGATAATAAAAGATGGTACAAATTCAAATAGTGAATTAGAAAATGGTTGGCATGTATATGATTGGATTATAAATTTATTATTTACAAGTGATTATAATATAAATGAAGAATTATTTATAAAATTTGATGTACTTTTAAGTGAATTTGAAAAAGGAAAAAATGAGTTTAATGAAATAAAAAAGCAAGAAGAAAAATGTTGTTCAATATTTTCATTATTTATTTAATTTATAATTGTGTGTCAGGAGTGATACTTTAGGGCATTTTACACATATTTTTTATATTTTTTTGCCTTTTCGTCATCCTTAACACGGAAATATTTGTGGTTTTTACGACATAAAATATCGATATATTACCACTGATGTGGGGCTACCCTCCTATTCAGAAGGGGTCTCATAGCCAAGAGGTGTGACTTGAAATGCCTACAATTATAGTAGTGTCTTCTTCGCATCTAATACTTTCTGTAGTTTTTCCAATTGTTCTTGGTTAAAGTTCGCCTGTTTCAAAGAGGACAGTAATGCCTCAAAATTCTCAGAATTTCCTGACTTGGGTACTAAATATGGCTCAAGTTCTGTTGATTTGGTAGTTGTTTCAGTAAGTTCTGATCTTGGTGTTTCAGAGCGAAACCAAGCAGATGCAGGAGCAGCTTCTTTATGTTTCATGACAGTATTTTGTGTTTCTGTAGAAACAGTAGCAATATCATTGCTGTCAGACTTCTTGAAAGATCGTGCTACTTCCTGTAATGGGTTAGTAGCATAACTCGACTCCAGGTATTCAACACCATTTAATTCAAGATGAAGAATTAACTTGTTCCCATTGGTTAGATTAGTAATTGGTTGATAACCAGGTGCACCAAGCAAGATCAATGAAGTTCCATCAGGCTTTTGGTAGACTGACAATGAATGCAAAGGTTCAACTTTTAGGTTAGTGTTTAATTTTGCAAATTGTACAAGAGCTGTACGAAGCTGTTCGATCAAAGTAGTTTTTGTGCACTTTTCGTGAAGGTAAACACCCTTCAATAGTGTGAAGTGTTTTTTTTCAAGTTGGCAAAATGACTTCGAGAACTGGTTTAGTAGCCATCTAGACATTCCAGATTGAAGTTCATTTTCATTAGGAATGTATCCAAGAAAAAACGGCCTTGGGTCATTTTTCCCAAATATATTCCTCAACTGTTCATCGAACAAATCTGAATACGACTGAAATAGATCAGATGATACTGAACCATGTTCAGAGCTTGTATCGGAGACATTGTGCCATCCTTGTTTAACAGACATCTTTGTGATTAAGCGAGTAAGCGACTAAGAGTTGCAGTTTAAGTAATAAAAATTTAATAAAGTTTCGATTTTTTTTTTATTAATGTACATAAAAATTATAATTTATTTAAAATTATTTTAAATAAATGTTTATATTTCATTTATTATATTTAAACATGAATATGATTTTGTATAATAGTTTCTTGATTATTTTCATGTACAGAAATAAAACATAATAAAATAAATGGACTAATAAAACATATAGCACAAAGAATTAATTGTAAAATAAAAGAAATTAATCCAATAATCCATAAATGAGAATGATATAAATCTGTACATGAATGAGAATATTGAAATAATTCTAATCCGCCCCATATACATAATGATAAATTAATAATTGCTAATAAAACTAAATTAATAATAGATGCAAATCCTTTACTTTTTTCATCATTAGTTTTAAATTTTAGATTAAAACATGATAAGATTAAAGAAACAAGTACATAAATCCATAAATTAGAATTATTGCATTCTTTAGCTAATTCATAATCTTTAATTAAATATATAATTCCAAATATTAAAAATATTAAAACACCGATATACAAAATAAATAATGATGTATATAAACAAATAGTTGTTTTTGGATTTTCAGTACTTAACATATTGTTATTTTTTTTTTCTAATTTATTTTTATTAATTTTCCTAATATAATTCAATTTTTATTAGATTATCGTAAAAATAAATTAAAATATTTATTTATTTTAATATATATCAATGAATAATAAACCAATTAAAATTGCTCATGTAATTAATCCATTTAAATGTAGTGAAGATAATCCATCTTATTTATATTATGCACAACCAATTACATTTGTATCTATGCTTAATGCACAAAATGAAGCAAAAAAAGAAGGAATTGATATTAAATTATATACAGCAAATTATCCAGAAGATAATCAAATTATACCTAATTATTTTATAAAATTACCTTATTTAAAGAAATCAACATTAACAGAATTTCCAAAAATAGCAGGAAAAAGAAAATTACCAATTATACAAGAAATATTTAATTCAATATTAGAAAACAGTGATGCAGATTATATAATATTTACAAATTCAGATATTGGGGTACAGAAAAATTTTTATAAAAAAATATATAATTACATTCAAAAAGATAAACTAAAATCATTTATTATTAATAGAAGAGATGATATACCTAAATTTAAAAATGAATTACGATTAACAGAAAAAAATTTAAATATAATTTATAATGAAAAAGGAGTAAAACATCCAGGAAAAGATTGTTTTGTAATGGAAAGAAATATATTAAAAAAAATAAATATGAAATCTATGTTTACTGGATATCCTCCATGGGGTAATACATTAACTAATTCATTAAAAAATATAGATAATAAAATGAAAATATTTACTGAAGAATATTTAACTTTTCATTTAGGTTCAGATAGAGCATGGAATAAAAATAAAAGTCCCTTAAATTTAAAAAATATAGAAATATCTAAAAATGTTAAATAATTTTTATAAATTAAAATTTTATTCAAAAATAATAGCACATATACCGTATTTATTTTCATCTTGTTTAGAATAATATTGATAATATACTGAAACTCCTTGTTTTAGGTTTTGAATTCCTGGAAGACAATTTTTTAATTTTTCATTACTTAAATAATTTTGAAAACTATCATAATAATGTATGTCTTTTATTGTTAATTTACATTTTCTATTAAATCCTAAATCATTATTATAAAATTCAATCATATCTCTTATTTTCATTTTAGAAAAATCTCGTTTATTTAATCTTCATTTAACATTTTTTATTTTTAATTTTAATAAAGAAAACCATGGCTCTGACACGTTTTTGTAATAAGTAGTCATTATATATTATATATATCAATTAAAATAAAAAAAATCAATTTTTAAAAAATTGATTGAAGATTATAAAATTATAAAAATAATTATGAATTTACCATTAAAAAAAAGAATAATTAAAAGTAAAAAAAGTAATAAAAATGATACAAATGTATATAAAAAATTAAAAAATGTTGAATATTTAAAAAAAAATTTAATAAATGCTAATTTAGATAAAAAAAGTAAAAAAAAATTAAGTTCATATGATTACACTATTATTTCATATTTAATGTTAAGTTATATGAGATTATGTAATTATCAATCAAAAGAAATTAAAAAATATATATATTATTTGTTAGATAAAACAATAGAAAATGAATATGGAAAAGAAATTAAAGAAAATATTCACAAATGTGCTAATAAAATAATTTATTCTATGATTAAAAATTATTTACATTCATAAATTATATTATTATAAAATATATGAGTAATAATCAAGAAAATAATTTTGGAATTAAAAATTTAAATTTAAGTAATATAACAACATGTAAAAGCGTATCTAATGAATCTCAAAACTTTAAATATTGTGAAAAAGTTTTATTATTAATGTTTGGGATATTTCCAGATGGTGAAAAAAGATCACGTTTTTTTTCGAAATATACACCAAATACAGAAAATGAACAAGAAAAAAAAATATAAAAAATAAAAAAAAGTACAAGATTTCTTGGAATAATTCGCAATAAATGGAAAAAAACAAATGAACAAAAATTAAAAGAAATTCAAAAATATTGTTCTAAATTTTATAGTTTTACTGATAATGAAATAAAAAATTTAAATCAAGATTTAGATAAAATAAAAGAAATTTTTAGTTATAAACATTCTTATTTTTATTATAGTAAAAGTAATAAAACAAAAAAAGATACTATTGATGATTTAATTAGTAAATTAAGTGATTATGGACTTAAAATGATGATAATTACATTTTATCCACTATTAGTTGATTCTAGAATAAGTTTAAATATACCAGAAGATCCAGAACAAAAGATGTCTAAAAATTCTAAATTACAAGAACCATCAACACAAATATATAGTGATGCATTTTTAAATGCAATTTCATCATCTTTTTTTAGTGCAGATTATTTAAAACGAAAAATGCTAAAAAATATGGTTGAATTAACAGAAGGTCAATCAAAATTTATTTTTAATTTAAAGGAAATATTAAAAAAAAATTCTAAAAATTTTCAAAATTTATTTAATGGTACAAATGGATTATTTAGTAATGGATTAAAAACAATTAATTTTGGACAAGGTTTTCAAACTCCATTAAATTTATGTATAGACAAAGATCTTTATACTTTAGAGGGATTTATTGAAGCTTATAAAAATTCTGTAAAATCTAAAGTAAATATTTATAATAAAGATGCTACTTATTGGGAATATTGGACTACATGGAGTAATAAAAAATTAAGTAGCATAAGTAATGTAATAAGATTAAATGAAATAGCTAAACATAAACTAGAAGTTGCTATAAATTTTATTCCTGGTATATATGATGAATTAGCATCTAGAAAAAATAAAAAAAGCGCTGTAAGATCTATGCAAACAGCTAAGAGACCATTATGTGTAAGTGCTTTAGGATATGCATTATTAACTATGCAACCAATAGAAACAATTAAATATTTGATTAACAATGGAGCTGAATATCATAATGTATGGGATGGGGATAATCAAACTTTTTATAAAGATAAAAAATATAATAATGATGTAATTACATTTATATTTTTTTTATTAAAATTAAAATATGATAAAAAAATAAAACAAATTAAGAATAATCAAGAAAGTACAATTTTTAAAAAAGAATATAATTTTAATGCTTATTTAAAATATTTAACAAATAATTGGAATGATGTTGATGGTAACAATCAACAAACAACATCAACAAATAAAGTACAAACAATTTCATTATGGAAAAAATCAAATAATATATTAAAATATTTATTAAGTTTATATCATGAAAAAAGAAATGTAAATGTTTTAGGACATAAAACAGCAAGAGCAGAAGAAGTTTTAGTAAAATCATTTTGGGCTGAAACAATTAAAACAAGTGCTTTAGGTTTATTAATGAGTTTAGATAAAGATATTAATGAGTCAAATTTTATTTTTACTAAATTAGCTAATAATTCAAGTAATACATCTAGTAATATTAACTTAATAAGTCAATTAGAAAAAATTATATCAACAAATTTAAATAAAAATGGAAGAAAATATACTCCTAAATTAGATCCATATAAAAATACGAGATTAGGTGCTTGGTCAAAAAATATACAATTAAAAAAAATGATTATCAAGCACAAATTAATGATAAAGATAAATTAAAATTAATGATTAATTTATTTATGAATATGATATATAGACAAAAAGAAATTATAAAAGATGAAAAATATATGACAAGATTTTATAGACGAAAAGAAAAAACAAATGAAAATTATGAAAATTATTTTTTAACATCAAGATTAAGACAACTTTTACCAATAGGATATAGTCATAAATTAAATAAATCTAAATTAGGTTGGGCTCATGATATATTATATATTTTAAGTTGGTCTCCAATACAATTACATTTATGTAAATTTGCTGTTGGTGTAGCTTCTTATACTTTTTTTAATTTATATGTTGCTATTGTATGTTTATATATAGTTGCTTCATTTGTTTATGAGCATAGAGATATTTATAGTTTGATGCCTTTTGTATTAAGACGTACAAGACATGATTTTAGCAAAAATATTGGTGAATATTTAAATATACAACCTGTAAGAACAAATATACAACATGTAAGAAATACTGCTGGTGGTAAAAAAAAAGTTTATAAAAATGTAATAAAAGTATCAAAAGTTAAAAAAATAATAAAAAAATCAACAACTAAAAAAGTAAAAAAATAAATATTAAATAAAATTAATTAAAAATTATAATAAATAATATTATAATTTTATAAAAAAAAAATTATATATTAATTTTTATGTTTCTTTATTTTTTAGACTTTTTCTCTTTTTTCTCTTTTTTTCCTTTTGTTTTATTTTTTGTTTCTTCTTCATTTACTTCTTCTTCCGTTTTAATATTTTCTGTTGCTATATCTTCTAATTCTAATTTATCAATATTATCTTCATTAAAAACAACATCTTCTAATTCTATATTATCAATATTTTCATCAATATTATTAATAACTTTATCATCAATTGTTAATTTAAAATCGCCACTTTGTCCTAACATAAATTCTTTCTTATTTTCAATTCCAAATCCAAAATTGAAATCAGTTTCATTTACATTTGAATAATCTTCTTTATTATATAATTCATTCATCATATTTTCAATGTTTTCACCTTTAATATTCAATTCATCATTCATTATATAATCATTATTTACTTCTTCCATTAATTTTTCTTCATCTATCAAAATTTCAAATGAATTTGTACCACTCTTACAAAATTGTCCAGCAAATATATTAGCAGATACACCATTCATATTATCCTTTTCACCAAAAACAGCAGCATTTGTCAATATATTCATAACTTCTTCAAATGATGCTTTTGATATTGGTCCCACTTCAGGATTTTTATTTAATCCATGACGCTCAATTTGCATTAATATTCCTCTATAAGTCATAACATCAGCCAACATTTGAATATGTCTAATATTAGGCTTTTTTCCTCCTCCAAATACCTTACTTAATTCTCTAAATATTAATTCTCTTGTTGCTTCAATTCCAAATATTTCATAAAACTCTAATATATCATTTGTAAAGGTTCTTGTATTATCTACTTTATTATTTGTCAATATTTCTATTAAGTTCGACCCCTCAGTGCTAATCTTCCATTCCTTTGATGCTTTTATAGAGCCATCTATATTATACCTGATGATATTTCCCTCCATTAATTCAGCTCTTTGAATATTAGAAATTCCTCTAATTGGAAATTCACTTAATTGTTTTTCAAATTCTTTCATACTTGCTAAGAAATCATCTGTACTTTCTTGTTTAATTCTAATTCTCATAATAACATCTTGTGCACTATCATCACTATAAATACATTCAATTTCATCTTGACGGAAACTTTTTTCTTTAATAGCTTCTTGTATTTCTTGAATAGTTATTTTTTTATTCATTAAAGCTTCTTTATCAAATTTTAATCTTAATATCCATGGCGATTCAATTTGCTCACTAATATTATCAATATCAAATAATTCAGAAAATTCTTGATAAGATTGAATAAACTCTAAATCTTCTTGATTAGATGTATTACCATTTTTACCTCCATATATAATTTCACTTGATTCTAATACATCTTTAATTTGAGTATAAGCAAATTTTGTTTGTATTTTTCTTGCTTCTTCTTTATCAGTAGAATATTCATCTTTTAAAAATATTGTCATATTTTTTGTTTTTAAATTCTTTGATAATCTTAATATTTCTTTTAATCTTGGAACACCCTCCGTAATCACAACAGACGCAGCACCCACACCAGCATTGTGAAATGTATCTCTCATACATAATCCATTATAAATATTAAAATTTCTTGTATTTTCTACAGTTAAATCATAGGCATAATCTGTTGTATTTGATACTTCTTCAATAGAAATTATTTTACAAAAATAAATATCTTTAAATCTATCATTTCTTTCTTCAAAATTTATTTTATTATTAATAATATTTGGAATTATGTTATATTTATTATCATTTATTTTATATTCTATAAGTTCATTTTGATTCAAATCAACATCAACATTTATATTTTTTAAACTAACAGGTAAATAATCACCAACTTTTAAATTTGAACCAGCTGATTCTTGAATTTTACCATTTATTAATTGTAAAAATGATTTTGCTTTTGTTGCTATAACTTCATGTTCATCCTCTGTTTTTATCTTTAACATAGTATTAGTACCATCTTCATTAATAACAGGATGTTGTGTCACTGCTTCAATTCTATTCCATACAGTATTACCATTAATATCACAACTTGGAATTTCATAATAATTTAAGCATTCTGCATAAGTAGTATCTTTTTCTTTATTATAATTTTGTTTATTTGATTCATTAATATTTTTTGTTACAAAATCTCCAATTTGAATTTTTTTAATATTTTTATTTTCATCTCTAACAATAATATTTGTTTCATAAGTAACAGAATTTAATGTCAATTGTGTTGATATTTCACCAAGAGTTTGAGCTCCAATAATACCAACCATTTCACCAGGTGTAATTAATGCACTAATCATCTTTTCTTTAATTAAAAGCATTAAATCATCAAATGCCATTTTTGACATTCTGTATTCACTTAATATTCTCTTACATGATATAAATGACTTAAATATAATCTTAAATAATTTCCAATTTTCATCTTTTTCAGGTAAAAATTTAACAATATCATTCATAATCTTAGTATATTCACTAATAATATAATTAGGTGTTAAATCACTTAAATCATAATCATGAATATTAAATTTAATCAATTGAGAACTTATTACTCTATATAAATTAATAGGCATATGTGTATGAATATCTCCAATAACTTCAACATTCTTAAAATATACATTTCTTAATTTCTCTCTATATTTATAAATTTCATCATATTCACTATTTAATAATGAAATATAATCATTTGTTTCCATCATTCTATCAATAGCATCTGAATTCATAAAATTTTCAAAATATACTCTATCTTCTAAATTATCAAATTTATATTTTTTCTCAATATCAAGATTATTTAATTCATATAATTCAATTTTACCAATATGCTCTAATTTTGTAGGATCTATATTATCATCACCATAAGCAAATTGTAATATATTTCCATTAGCATTTCTTACTGATAAATCATAACAAATCATTATATCTTCCGCAGCCTTAATTAATTTTCTTGATATATATCCAGATTCTGCCGTTTGAATTGCAGTATCAATAGTACCTGTTCTTCCACCCATTGCATGAAAAAACATTTCACTAGGATTTAAACCCTTAATATAACTATTTTTACAAAATCCCTTTGCTGCAGGACCAATATCATTTTTGTGAAAATGTGGTAATGTTCTTCCAGTAAATCCATTCTCAATACGATTTCCCCAAATACTTTGTGGTCCTACACATCCAAGTATTTGTTGCATATTTCCTGATGTTCCTTTTGATCCTGCACCTCCCCAATCACCAGATATATAAAATCCATTTTCCTTTGAAATATTTTTCATAATCGATTTTTTAACATTTTCACACGCTTGATCTAATTTATTTTTAATATCTCCTTCAATCTTTAAATGTTTCATACCATCATCTAACTCCGTAGCATATGTACCATGATGTGCTGTTTTTAATAATTCATCTACTTCATTAAAACTTTCATCAATTAATTTAATTGCTTTTTCTTTTTCCTCATTTGCTAATATTGTATCACCAAATGAAATAGAAAAACTATGATCAATCATCCATCTTGTCACAAGTTTTTGTGCATTATTTAAAAATTTTACACATTCATTTGTACCATAAACATTAAATATTTGCTTAATTATACCAGCTTGATCTTTTCCCAAAGATTTTTCTGATAAATGTCCATCTTCAATTTTTCCACGAATAATTTTAACATCCTTAATTTGTGTAATATTTATATCTGGTAAAATTAATGAAAATAATTGCTTGCCTGTCCAATAATTAATTCCATTTTCCTTAATTTCTGGTTCAGGTAGTTTTCCATTAAATTTTTTATTAAACATCATGTAATTATACATTTGTCTTTCTGTCATTTTATTGTCTTTAATTGTTAATAAATAAGAACCCACAACTGAATCTTGTACAATTTCTATGGATGGTTTAGAATTACCAGGACTAATTAAATTCTCTTGCACTAAACTAATTCTTTCTAACTCTGTTTGGGTTTGTAATGATTGTGGTATGTGCATATTCATTTCGTCTCCCGACATATTCCCTAAGGTTTCCCAGAGGGTCGGACTGTATCTTAAGCAAACTCAGGATGGTTAATCCTTCATTGTTCACCAACACCCGTTCAGTCTCTGAACGCCTGTC